CATATATATAGAAATAGTCGCAATTATCAGAAAATTCCCTACAATTCAAATCCACCGTTCGTCCCGAACATTCATTCGGTTATACAATCATCGCACATATGTTCTCGGACTTAGAACCAGAACATCCGTTCCATTATCTCAACTCCAAACGCTTGTTCACTCTCACGCCCCTCGTTACACTCGGGGGCGTTCGTCCACGAACATGCACTACGTTTTGTTCGTGGAGTTCACGCCCTACGGGCGTTCCTGGCTACGCCAGCGGCTGCACCACCGTCACGCCCGCGTTTGTTCACGGCTACGCCATGTTTCACGTGAAACCGTTTGTGAAAGAAATAACATACAAATGTTTCGGGTTGACAAATAATAATGATCGTGCTATGATGTACTTGTAACAAAGAACAAGACATATAAGGAGTGAACGGATATGAAAAGATATACAGGATGGGCGAAAGTACCAAAACTAGAGAACGGTAAAATGAATCGAAATATCGGTACGGAATGTAACAGCGAATCGAATTACTATATTTTCAAGCTATGGGTAAAAGCAGATAAAAAACGTATCTATATTAACGATTATAAAGGCAGGGGATGTGGATACATTGACTTGATTCAAGATGAGATTATAACAGACAATAAATATGTAGAAGAAACGGCAGAATATTTTCTATCAAATTATGAGGTAAGGTGAGAGTATGGCAAATATTATGTTATTACTGGTGTTATCGGCAATTGGAGTCCTTGTGGCTCCTAACACATTAAGAGAGGTGAGTGAAGATGGAGATGTTAGAAGAAAAGATTGATTGCATGATAATGATTGAGTTATGTGATCGATATATCGAACAAACCAAAGAAGATCTTCCATACATGGCAGAAATAGACCGAAAACGGGAAGGCGCATTGTTCGATCTTGTTTTTTCTATTCGAGAGGATCTGATCAAAGCATATAAAGAAAGGTGGGGAACGAAAGATTGACTTGGCAACTTTGTATTATGCTATCTGTATGTTTTTTGGTTGTGGCGTCCGTTGTAAATGGCAGAACGGAAAAACGATGCTTACATGATATGCAAGAGCTTACACATGTCGAAGTCAAAGACGAACAGGGCGACACCGTAGGGCATGAATTTATTTTGGTGTGTAAAAAATGTGGGAAAGTGAGGAAAGTAAGATTATGAATCTATTTGATGAACAAGCATTTCAGATATTAAATAAGGCTATTATAAGCATTACTTCCGGATATGCCACTAAAGTACAATATGGCGATCGAGTTATCATCTATAAAGTACCGGGGAAAAGTGATCGTGAATATAGTATTCGTATTGATCTGAAAGTAGGTGAAGAGAAGTGAAGAACGGCATCACCATCAGCATTTACTTAGATGGAGAACTTTATGAATATCGTTATGACGCGGATTTAGAACGGGAATTTAAAACAAACCTAGATATTATGTTAGAGCAATACCTACGGTTTAAAGCAATTGAATGCACACATTTCATGCAAGAGGGGCAATAAGCCCCTCTTTTGTTTCACGTGAAACCGTTTGTGAAAGAAATAACATACAAATGTTTCGGGTTGGCAATTAATGGATATCGTGGTATAATGTTCTTGGAACAAAGAACAACCTATATAAATAAGGAGTGAGAATGAATGGCAAATATTATTTTATTACTGGTGTTATCGGCAATTGGAGTCCTTGTGGCTCCTAACAAATTAAGAGAGGTGGATGAAGATGGAGAAAACAAAGCATGATGAGTATGACGAGCAAGCAAGAGCAGAAAGAGTTTCTATGGAAGAGAGAAAGAATGATATCGTCTTAGATCAGCTGAGTTGTGTGATTGTATGTAAGATCTTAGATCGTTACATTGAAGAGACAAAACTAGATCTGCCGTATATGGAAGAGACAGACCGAAAACGGGAAGGCATATTGTTTGATCTTGTCTTTTCCATTCGGGAGAATCTTATCAAGGCATATAAAGAAAGGTGGGGTAGAAAGGATTGAGTTGGCAAGTTTGTGTGATGCTAGCTGTCTTATTTTTGGTTGTGGCGTCCGTTGTAAATGGCAGAACGGAAAAACGATGCTTACATGATATGCAAGAGCTTACACATGTCGAAGTCAAAGACGAACAAGGTGACACCGTAGGGCATGAATTTATTTTGGTGTGTAAAAAATGTGGGAAAGTGAGGAAAGTAAGATTATGAAGCGATTAGAATCCATTTACAAGCATGCATCAAGGGATGAATGGCTGATCTTTTTTGACGATGATAAAAGGAGCAGCTATGTGAGGATCAAACGTTACGGGGATATTATTGAGTATCCATTGGATTTTTTTAAAGAGCGGATTGACCGTTACAAATTGCGCTATCCGCAATATCAAGGCAAAGAAATCCGAGAAGTAGAAAACCGGAATTTTCTCTATCGTATTACTTTTACAGATGGAACCTATTTGCAGTGGTTTCGTTACATGGATATTTCGGTCAGCGAGTGTACGGGAGTATGTATGAAAGTAGGTGAAGAGAAGTGAAGAACGGCATCAACATCAGCATTTACTTAGATGGAGAACTTTATGAATATCGTTATGACGCGGATTTACACCGGGAATTTAAAACAAACCTAGATATTATGCTGGAACAATATCTAAGATTTAAAGCGATTGAATGTACGCATTTCATGCAAGAGGGGCAATAAGCCCCTCTTTTGTTTCACGTGAAACATTATTTCAATTTCCGTTTTAAGAGCGCGATATCGAGCAGATACGCTTCTTCATATCGGATTCCAAGATATTCCTCTGCTTCCTGTGCTTCTTGAATGAGCATCTTTTCTTCTCTATACGTTGCTTCTTTTACAATGTTCCCTTCGTCATTCGTCACAGCAGGGATGTCAATGACCCTTATGGTATTATATTCCGCCTCTTTTGCCGGCGTTTTCATTTTACAAAGGATTCCGAATTGATAGGGATCAATTCCGTGTCTGGTAAACGCTTCTTCTACGTCCTGTGCAACGTATCCGAAATGGGTTCTTGCTTTGTCGCCTTTTTCTTTTACCGCGTCAACCATTTTAAAGGACTTTGGTTCTACTTCCGCCCATGCGTCTAAGACCGCATCGGAAATGGACTGAATGTCCGTTTTCTTTCTTCGGTCAGATGTGTTGATCGTACCTTGTGCGGCAAATACTTGGCTCCAGAGGGCATTATTACGCCCAAGGCTGTAAACATTACTGGAAGTCGGGTAAACCGCGCCTTCCGCCTTGGAGATAACCACGCCCCAGCTAACGGACGGATTATCTCCTGTGGCATCATAAGATCTTAAAGAGATCGCACCTGCTGCCGTTGAGGTGATCGAGCCTTTTGGGGTCGTATTGGAAGTACCGTCCGCTCCAATCGTACCGGTGTAAAATCCGATAAATGGGGAAGAGCCAATAAAGCGAAGCCCGAAGTTGGTATAGTCGGGGTTATGCATATCCAAACCATCCGCCTGCAATCGGATGTTTCCGGAATCCCTCCAAAAATGCATTCCAGCGTTTCCCATTTTAAACGCAATATCTGGATAAATCGTGGTACAAGCGTGAAAATTGAGTAATGTCGTTCCGGTTGCCACCGCATTATCATGCGCAAAAGTAGAAGGGGCAAAACAAATTGCATTCCAAAATCCGTAATGATCAGCAGATAACCCGCCGCTATCAAAAGCAATCCCTTGTGCACAAGCAGAACCTATAGAATTCGTGGTCACATGCAATGCCATGGATTTGTTATGGTTAAAAGCCCCATCGTTTGCGGTTGTCCCTGCAATTTGCTGGTGACAGGAAAACTCTCCTCCAATGGCAAGCCCTGTTTGGTTGCTAAACTGCCAGCAAGCTCCTCCTGCTCCTGCACAGTCTCCAATTCCGCCGGGCGCGTTTGGGTCTGCCGGATCCGCAGGCTCAATGTTACGCTTGTAGGAGTAGCCAACGACTCCAGTACTGTCGTTATCCCCTCCAGCTCCATTGACGGAAACACCCATAATTGCCTTTGGGGCTTGCTTGGTATTTGTTCCGTTTTGTTCCACATAAGAATAGATTCCTGCTGCACAAGTCGTTAAGCTATCCCCGCCGCTGTTATCGGTAATCAGTGTAGAGACCGCAATTTGTGGAGCCACTTTATTTCCCTCATAGGTGAGATGATTTGCAATCAGTCCCTTTTGCGTGAGATTTACAATATTATTTGGATACGTCCCAACCGTTCCGGCATTGTAAACCATCGCGTTTCCAATACGCGCCTGGGCATTTGCAAGGTTACCATCCCCCGAATTGGTGTAAGTACCTGCCGGTAGATAGGGAATCCCGTTTTCCGCTCTCCATGCGGCAAGATCTGCGCTTGTAACATCCGTTGCCGTGACGTCTGCCGGATTTTCTCCCCTACCGATCGGCTGAAAGAAGACCGAATTGAGGGTATGCTGTAAATACACACGGTCGTTGAGCATCTCGATGTTAATGTAATCCTGAAGCGTGCCATCCTCAATTAACTGGTTGATGTAGTCTTGTACGTCTCCTGTAATGTCCAACCCATCCAGATAATGGGTGACATATTCTTGCAAATCCTTTCCGGCTGCAATCGCATCCGTTACCCCACGCCATACCGCATAGAGTAATTGCTGATAGGATAACTCTGATGTGTAGACCGCCGGAAGATCCCACCCATAGGGAAAGGGCGGAAAGTGAATATCATCAAAATAAGCCATATTATTACCTCCTTACCATAAATCCCAGCTCATCAAAAACAACCGTTTGCGGCAATCCGAAAAGAACAGCTCCATTGGGCTTTTCATGAGGCGATAAAACCGGTCATAATCAACGGACAGGGGATTGACGCCCATATTACCTCTTACGGTTTCGGTATGCTGGTCTTCGCCGCTCGTACTTTGGTTTTCCCCTTCGGTTCGTACACGGTTATCCCGGTTGGTTGTGTCAATGCCTTCTGTTTCCGTGCCGTTATCCGTCCGCCCGTAGGTGGTTGTGCTTGTTCCATCATCTTCCGTCCTTCGGTAGTCGGACAGATAAGTCAGAGCATCCACGTTGCTAAGCGTCCCTTCCGGGGTATCCGAGTAGGCATTCTGATTGACGTTGTTATTGCATACACTGTCCTGTCCGCCTGCTTTCATGGTATTGGACTGTGTGCGGATTACATTGCCGTTAAAGGTGGCGTCTTCGTTTTCGGTTAGATTCCGATTATGCTGTCCCTTAGAGGTGCCTTGATACGTCCTTGTATAATTAACTGACTCATCAATCTCAAAGTCTTCTGCGTAAAGAGAAAACATTTTATTGTATTGCGGCATTAAAGTTAAAAACGTGTCCTTGACTTCCAGCTTAAACCTTCCCACCGTCTCGAATGCAATTTCGCTCATGAAAAAATGTAGGATCCAGTGCTTGCAAAAGGCATCTTTTAAAGTTTCGTCATAGAACGGAAAATCAAAATCAAAGAGCCAATTTTGTATCGTCTCAATCATGTAGTCAATCCCGTTGTAATTGACCGGAACTTGATTGCCGCCAAGCATGGCGCCAATCATTTGCAGCGTGTTAGTCGTCATTTGGTATCACACCTCCCCCACCTTCCGACCTTGGCGTTAAAAACAGGTTGTCAAAACCGCTGTCCTCTAAAATCGTGTCGTTATATTTGACCGTCAGATTTGCCCCAAAGAGCCTGTTTGCCCGGTCGAATCCCTCTTTTAAGACCAGATAAGAGGTGTAAGCACTAAAGACATGCTCGCCGATGTTTTGCACTAACTCTCCTGTGATACTTCGCTCCTTCTTTCCTTCCGTGGAGGGAATGCCAAGCGCGGAAAGGGCTTCTTTCCAGATTCGCAGCTTAATGTCATAGAGCTTATCAGAGAGGAACGGCGCATTGAGGGGAAGCACCTGTATATTGTTACCCGTAAAATCGCTGGTTGCCGCAATGGCGGGTTCAAAATCCGAAATCTCTTTAAACATTTTTTTCACTGCCAGCTTTTGCGCATCGTTTTCCGCAACGATGAGAACCGGCGTTTTCTGGTTATAGAGATTCACGGAAATGGTACGGTCAATAATATAGAGACTTGTCGCAAAATACTCCACGATTGACGCAGTAGAGTAAGAACTAATATTATCCCGTATCAGTGCAATCTCCTCATAATCTCTTTCTATCTGAAAGGTGGTGTACGGTGAATAAATCCGCACATGAGAGGGGTACCCGTAAATCGTTTTGATGTCCGTTAAGGTGTACGGCAAAATGACCAGATCGCCGCTGTCCGCCCTTGCAATCGCAAGTTCCTTGTAATTGTAGAGCATGAGATTGAGTCTGGAAGATTCCAGGAGCGGAACCGAGTCGCCAAAATCATACACATATCTCACAAGAGCCAAATCTCTTAAGCGATTGCGGTAATAAGACAGGGCATTTCCGTTTTGATAGATCGCATGGGAATCCGATTGTTTTTGATACTGCATTTGAAAGACACCCGGAACCTCGCTTTTTGCAAGGCGTGGGGTTACTTTTTTTAGCATCTTATCACCTCCTTATCCAAGTGGCGTATTGTTTGTGTAGTCAAAAAAGTTTGCAAAACTGCTCCAATACGTAATTCCCCGGTCATGAATCTGTTTGATTTCTTCGATTGCATCTGCTGGCGCGGATCCAGAGACGTTGCATCCCGTTGTTTGTACATAGGTACACTTTGAGCGGTTATTTCGTGATGGGACTTGTACCCTTCGAATCGGATAGCCGTACCTCGTCCAATAATCATCAATCTGTCTTGCGGATTCTAAGTTTGCTTGCACCAAATAAAACGTAAATCGCTTTTCTTTTACGGACGTTGCCGCATCCGCGGCCGTTTGTCCCTTTACGGCATTACTTCGCTCGCTTGCGGTTAAGATATTCGTAGATAGCTGATATTCGCTTTTCGCCGCATTGTAGATGGCGTTTGCCGCTCCCAGCGGATTTTGCACAATACTTGCCACTGCGTCCATCGTATTTAAGACCGATGATTGATTTAGATAATTTTTGTTCATCGCAAGCCATGCCCGATAGCTGTCAATCGTAAATGCGCACATCGGGAAGGAAGACATGGTAATGGTATTTGTTTCTCCAAAGTCCGCTTGCCCGTTGTACCCCTCTACCACACACGTAATGGAAGCGGTAGGGGTTACGGTACCGTATAACGTGCAAGTCATACTGTTCGGATTTTCTAACAATTCAAATTGAATCATGAGCTTTTCTCCCTCACAATTATAGATCTCTCCATAATAATAGGGGTAAGAAAAAAGTTTATTATTTGCCGGAACATATCCACTGACGGTCTGATAACTAAGAGTGGAAGTTACACTTCTCGTTCTTGGCACTTCGGTTGTGGAGCTATCCGGCAGCATGTCAGATGGGTACATAAACACTTCCACTACAGAATCAGCAGCATTGGCATCCGTTAATTGCGTAAGAGCCTGCGAAGTCGTTTTGCCGTCTGTCCCGTCTGGAATGTATCCAATCCCCTGATAGATTCCTGCGTATACTGTACCCGGAAACGGCTCGGATCCTGTTTCTGCATTTAAGGGTCGCTCTCCAGATACAATAATGGTCGTATAATTTTGCGAAAAGTCATAGACCACATTGTCTATGATGGAACGGCGGTAGACGGAAGGCGTAAAGTTTTCGGGGGTCAAATTAGAAAAGATCGTATCCTCTGCGGTATGCATCCGCTCAATCCAGCTGCTACCAAGCGTCACATAACCCTGATTTAAGTACGTCCCGATTACGTCAATCGTGTAAGTGACCTGCGTATTTGCAGGAGAAATATAACTCACATCCGTAATAAATCCGTAATAGATCCGCTCTCCCGGATTTTGAATTGCCACATAATTACAAGGCGAGAGCGCCGCAAAAGAAAGATTGACCTCTAACGAGGATCCAACCCGGTGATAAGATTGATTCGATGCTGTTTGAGTTAAGTAGGAACTTAACGCTCCCGAATAGCCGCCAGGGCTTGCGGTATAGACATGATTTTGATAGCCCATATCCAGCGGCACGCCCGAATAAAAGCGAAAAATCGTAGATGGCATTTATTCACCCGCTTCCGATTGTGCTCTTTGAATGACTCCCTTAATGGCAGTTGCATAAGGGCTAATACCGTAGATCTGTCTAATGTTGCGCGTAAAGTTGTATTTGAGTGTCTGCGGATTGTCGAACACTTTGGTGGTGTCTAGCGTGTCGTAGTAGTTAAACGTGTTGCGGTCGCACAATAAATAAGAAGGTACTAAAATGGAACCATTATACTTTTCGATTATATTAGTGTGAACTAATGAGTTACCATTTAAGATAAATATTTGATTTGCAACAATGTTATTATATAATGAATTATTTAATCTAGTGTAGATATATGAAATCATTATATCAAATAGACCAATAAATGATGTTGATGATATTGCCAAAATATTGCTAAAGGAATAAAGTATAGAAGCCATATACTGACACAGCTCCCACGTATACACGGTCTTCTGATATTCGCTCTTTCTTCTAAGATTTTCCAAAAAGTTGTTCATCATCGCCGGGTTCTTAAACGCTATCTTGAGTTCATCATAGCTAATCGACCAGTTCTGCTGATATTTTACTCTCTGATACCAGTACGCAGTTTTGACTTTTGGATCATAGTTTTGCGTAAAAGACTCGCTATCTGCAATATCATACGGCACGGTATCGGGACCCTGCACGAAAATATGCTGAATCACGTCCGCTTCTTCCGCAAAACCTCGATAGTAAAACTTTTCAAATGGGTTGACAAAATCATATTGGAAATAGGAATCGTCCTTAATGACGTTTGGTAGCACACTTAAAAATTCGTTCCGGACATCCACATGATCCAGGATCACATTGCCGACCGTAAACACATCATTTGTCCCGGGCTGTACAATCGGCACATAATCCTTATAATGATCGGATGCCTGATTGCGGATGGCGTTAAGCACATCCGCACTAATTCCGGTTTTTCCCCAATTTTCACTAGGCATACATTCTCCCTCCTTTTAAGATGATTTTCCTACCGTAGCCGTAGCCGTTTTGCTCGAATCCTGAACAGACGTTACTTTGACTCCGATGCCGCTTGCCGAATAGTCTGTGGTCGTAGATAAGAACCCATTTGGTGTAATCGAAGCATTTGGCACAGAGGAAGGAGAAGAGAGTTCCCAAGTAACTTCTTTAGAGAAAGCTCCTGTTCCGGTTACGGTTGCGTAAAGTTGCACGCCTGTGTTTGCGGTTGCCGTATACCCGGTTGTAGACGCGGTATTTAAGGCAACGTTTGTAATCGTTGACGTATTGTTTGCCTGCGCAATCATCACCGCACGGCACGCATATGGAGACACCGCATAGAGTTTCCAGTCATGCAGCCAATAATTGCGGTAGAGTGTCTGACCGTTTTCCCAGGTAGCGGATCGCTTTAACCCCGGATAATTTTGGATGTAATCAATATCCATCAGCACGGCTTTAACGTTTCCAAGTAATGCCAGTTCAGAAGCAGTAAACTCTCTGTAATCCGGATCATCCGCAATGATTTCTGCAAGGCGTTCATAGTCAAACGTTGTCCAGTCGTCCACCAGCGTTTTACGGGCATACGTGTCCGCCTCGTCAATGTGGTACACTTCCGCATAGGTCTTTACATTGATGGTTTCATCACTCCATACATCCACCCACATTCTTTGCTTTTCCAGCGGGCAAAGTCCAAGCACCCCAGCCGTGTTGTATTCGGAACGGCGGAAGGTAAAGAGTTTCGCCAGTGCACGAAACGCAACGTTTAAATCGGAGTAGGTGTCTGCGGTGTTTGCAGTTCCGATATAGACCGGAGTAATTCGTCTTCTTACGATTTCACGGGCAACCATGTATTTGGTGATCTGGTAGTCGTCATACTCGTCCGACTCATTCATTTGAGACAAAACCATATTAAAGAAAGAAACAAATTCCGCGTTTCCGGTAAAGGCTTCCCTTAAGTTTTCGTCAGAAATGGAAACTTTGTAATAGCGTTTGGTATTGAGATAATGAAAGGCAACTCGAACATCCGGCTTTTCGATTCCCGCAAATTCTACGCCGTCTTCGGTAATGTCATAGGCATGTGGTTTCATTAAGCCAGGGAAAATCTCGTTGACTACATATCCATAATCAATTTCACGCTTGTTGTACTGTGCAAGCGGATTGTTCCAAGACTCGACTTTATAGACATCAAACGCAACGCGATTGACTAAGGTGTCACAAAACGCGTTGCGAATATCGACATGATCCATAATAATCGCACCGATGGCGGCAAGGTTTTCCGCGCCGGGTGTGGCAATCGGTACATAGTTTCTGTAGTTCGTTCCAGCCTGATTGCGCACCGCATTCAGGACGTCCGAACTGGATCCGGTATAAAATAACATAATTTATACTCCCCTTCCTTACTAATTAATGAATGTTACGAACACTCGCTAACACTTTTTTCATTGGATCTTCCTCTTCCGTTTCGGGCTCCCCTCCCTCCTCGGCTTTCGGCTTGGATAGAAATGCTTTTTTGTATTTCTCTTTCCATTCCTTATCCAGATCCTCTTTTTCCTGTTTTGCAGTGGCTAGCTTTTCCTCTAAGTCGGTGATCCGCTGGGATCCCGATTCTTCGTTATGGGCGGCAGTGATCGCCTCCATAAAATCCAGATCTGTCTGTTCGTTTTTATCTTTTAGATACTCTGCTAAGATTTCCCTAAAGGACACGTTTTCACCTCCTCATTCTCCAAAATGGTTTTAGAAAAAATAAGAATTTATGTTTTCCCTCTTCTCCCGGGCTTGGTGGGGTAACGGTACCGCACGCATGAGGGTTGATGATGTAACCTTGCAGTCGGAAATGACCCCAAAGGATGGTTTCCCCGGGGGGAAGATATCCAAGTAAAAAGTAATCCCCGCCGTAGGCACTGTTTGACAAGGTAACGGTTCCGTCTACCTCAATTTGTTCCACGACTGCCACATGCCCGGCACCCCCGTCCAGGTCTTCAAAGCAGGCTATCGCGCCAAGCGATGGGTCAGGGCTTGTGGCATAGGTTCCGGATGATAGGTTATCCGCCCACCACTGCCCGCCGTCTGATGTCGGCAGTTCGGGAACTGTAGCGGTGTATCCGCTTGCTTCCCAGATTTCCCACCATCTGCCCCATGCGTAACAGGTACAATTTGGTAGCCCAAATTCCGGGTAAAAAGGATTCGTTGTGGTATACCAGTATTTACTTCCCTCCATTCCTGCATCGGAAAGTCTTGGGTTGTAGATACATCCCCCGCCCGCACAAGAGGGTAATCCGGATGGCGGTTGCTCGGTGGTGATCTTTGTATACCATTCCTGTGCCGATGCAATACGCTCGGCAATATGGTTAATGGCTGGATCTTCATTTGGTTTTTCGTAGTAGGAGCACCAAGCTCTTGCCGCAATTTCCGGCGTGTAGTCGTTGCGATACGCATAATCTTCCCATGTGGGAAACATGTCTGACCCCAATCCATAATGGTCATACAAAAACCAGTATTCCGAGAGGGTATCAATGAGAAATTGCATTTGTGCACAGCCGTCATACTCTTCCATTCCGTGAACCGCGGCATAATCTCCCCATTTGGTCCAAGGCGTCCATGCAAACAGATAGGCACCCGGAATATAGCCACAGCTCCCGGCATAATTTTGATGCTCCACATCCGCGCAATATTCCCAACAAGCCGGATTTGCAAACGATTCATGGATCACGTTTGCCACGACGCCTGCCGCCGCTACGTCTGACCAGCCCCAGGATTTCAGGGTGTAGGCGATTGCCCAGCGATTAAAATCACTATGCTCGGTAGAGTCTAAGATTCTATTCGGGAAGCGGTTGATCCACCACCCCCGAAATAATTCATCTGCCATAATTAGTATTCCTCTCCCTGAAAAATTGCCTGATCGCTAGATCAAGTGCTTCCATATATTCCATTTCCATATTACTTCACCGTCACAAACGCTTCATAGCCTTTTTTCTTTAATTCCTCCCGCATCTTTTCAGCATTTGCCTTGTTTGCAAATGCCCCAACCTGCACTTTATAGAGCGTGCCGCCTTCTGTTTCGGCGGAGGAAAGACCGAAACCGGAAATGATCCCGGTTAAGACGGCACGGGCTACGGCTTTGTTTTGGGAAAGGTAAAGATTCACATCATCGGCATTGCTGATAAAACAGGTTTCCAAAAGCGCATAAGATACGCCCCTACCTCTGCAATTGTTCATATTTAAAAGATCCGTTCTTTCTTTCACACCCCGATTGTAAAATCCGATGGCTTCCAGATTTTTTAAGATTGCATCTTCGACCGTGTGCCCTGTTTCGGACGGATGAATTAAAATTTCGGATCCGTAGGCGGAAGCGGAAGAAAAGGAATTAAAGTGTACCTCTAACACATAATCATAGGCGGCATAGTTTGGCACTCTTCCGGATTTGGATTCCTGATAGCAATCTTTTGTGGTCGGGTACAACTCAATCTCCAAATCGGCATCCAAGTAGGCGTTTTCCGTCATCATAAGCGTACACAAATTTCTGGTTAGATTGCACTCGCTTTTTCCGTTTCCGACCGCTCCCGGATCACCTGCACCATGCCCCGCAATTAAGAGCATTTTCATTTCTCTTCTCCTCCTTCCTTTTTTGATAAAATCAGATTGCGCATCAGAGCAAACATCAAATTTAAGGC